TTACGGATGAGCCGCTAATACTGCTAGCAGTTCCATTCCCGCCAGCCCCGCCTATATAAGATGCTGGGCCACCGCCAGCGCCGCCAACTGCGCCAGCACCACCACCGCCAGCACCCCCATAGAGCGCGCCAGGACAAGCCCCGCCAGTGTTACCCTGACCAGATGGGGATGCTGCCCCTCCTGCTGCAACTACGTTACCCCTAGCGCCGCCGCCAGAACCGCCAGCGCGTCCAGGGTATATACCCGGAGAACCACCACCACCACCACCGCCACCACCAGTTGAAGTAATGGTAGAGAAAGCAGAGTTACTGCCATCAGTTCCAGCGCCATAGGTAGGCGCTCCAGCACCAGCAGCCCCGCCAGCACCAACAGTTACTGTAATAGGTGTACCAGACGCTACTGCAAAACTTGCAGCGGTTCTATATCCTCCAGCACCGCCGCCACCAGCAAGATCATTACCTCCCCCCGCGCCACCCGCCACGACAAGATATTCAATGAAAGATGGCGCAACAAGCGCCGCAGTACCAGCCAAAAAAAAGTTCTTCGCGGCGAACATTAAGGTGTATACCCCTGAGCGATGCTGCCGTACCAATTTGTGCCGTCAGCAATAAAGGTAAGGATGTCCATCTTTCCAGCGGTTGCGGTTATAGTTGGCGCACCAGCAGCACCAAACTTTACTCCCGTAAATGTCGCAGTTCCGTTGCCGGTAGAAGCCGCTTGTTTAAGCAACAACACAAAAGACTTGCCAGCAGTAGCGGTAGGCATTGTGAAGGTGCAGGCCGTGGAAGCGGTCAAGGTTGCGGTTTGTACTGTTCCGCTTGTAAGCGACAAGGTGGAGGAACTTGTTACCGTTCCAATCGCAACCACCGATTCAACGTAGTTTGTAACGGTAGGGTTATTAACTGTTGGGCTAGTATCCAGCACCATCTTGCCTGTGCCGGTAACTGCGTTCGTTAGCGTTACGCCGCCATAAGTCAAAGCACCAGAAATCAGCAGGTCGGTGAAGGCGTTAGGGTCGAGCAGTTGGAACCTAGTCCCGTCATACTCAACTAAAGCGACTTGACCTGTAACCATGCCGCCAGCAACCAAAGCTATTGCACCCGTCCGGGTAACTGCTTTTGCGCCCAGGCCATCAATGTTAAGCGTCACCGCGCCCGTATTGGTAGCGCCTACAACAAAGCTAAATATCTGCCCCGCCGTGTAAGCGGTAAGACTAGGCGATACGGTTCCTGTGATCGTATCAGTCCCTGCAACCGTTATAAGCGTGCTGGTGCTGAAGTTCTGGAGCTGGCCTAGCCTAACTGCGTCGGTTGCTACCGTACCTGCGCCCAATCCTGTGATTTTGTAAGTCCCCATAGGGATATTGGCGGTCGGCGTGGTCTGCCCGTCTTTGGTCAGAGCTGTGGTTAGCCCAGTCCCAAGGTCAGCCGTTAGCGCGTTGAACGCGGTTGAGCTGATGACTGTTCCAGAAACTACGGGTTGCCCCGCGCTGTTTATGTTGAATGTGCCGCTTCCATTGTAAGACACTAGCCACCTCCATCGATATGGTATATGTTTTCAGAATAAAAAGTGGTCATAACAGAAAGTAACCTACCTTTCGTTTTTTGTTTGCTGTTGTTCTGCCAATACTCTAGCCAATTGAGCGTTTATCATTGCACTTTGTTCCGGTGTATTTTCTGGAATAGTAGCCAACATTTTAGCCATTTGTCCTGGTTCATAATTAGGTTGAGCCATTAAACGCTGATATGGTTTTGACAAAACAAACGAACGAGTAGGCCCACTAAGAAGCGGTAATGCAGCCCCAATTGCTCCAGCTACAGGGCCACCAGCAAGCAATCCACCGCCGCCAAGTAACGTAGCTGCAAGTGCTTCGCTTTTACTTACGCCTGGGGAAGGAACTTGTGTTGCTTCTCTTGTGTATGGAGAAAATGCTTCTGAAAATTTTGCTACAGTTGATAAATCACCCGTAAGAGGCGCGCCCTTATCTAAAGCAGACCCTAAAACTCTAGCATCAACATTGCCATTTGCTACATTTAACGCATCTTCTACGTTATAAGATTTAGCAATCAACATTCTTGCTTCTTTAAGTTTATCAACCAATTCTGGTTTATTAGCTCTTGCAGCTTGGTTTTCTATAACTGTTTCCAACATATCAGCTTTATTTTTTAACTGATTAGCCGCCTCTAAAATTTTAGGATCACCTTGCATATTGTAATGTTTCATTGTCGTTCTTGCGTCAAACCTAGCTTGTTTTAGCTTTTCTAATGCTTGTTCCGCAATGGGCGACAAATTGGCTATATTTTGATAAGCGGTTCCTGCTTTAGCCCTAACATTGTTTAATTCTTTTATAGATATTGCTGTATTTTCTGGAATGCCTAAATCAGAACGAACCAATGCGTTTGTAGCTTCTTGATTTCTTATTTGAGATTCTTGCGTTGTGGCTGCTTTCCCGCCAATGCTTTCTAATCGTTTATTTATAAATGATGGATTTATGATTGAAGGAGGAACTACATACCCCGCTTTTTGTCCGGCATTTAATACTTCATCACGCAAAGCATTTCTTGATTGCTGGTCTTGTAAAGATTGGATATTTTGCCTGCTCATTGCACCTAATTTTGATGCAGCCATTGGCGTTGCTAATCCAGCAGCCATAGACCCTACATCACTTCCTGTTAGCTCTTTTACACCGCCAGCAGAGGAACCAGAAGCACCACCAATAGCTAATGCTTTTATAAGATTTGATACGGATGATTGCGGATTTATCGCAGCTCCTGTTGCTCCTTGCACCCCAATATCTAATATGCGCTGCCCTGTTGTTACAGGTTCAAATTGCGGTTTAATAAACCCCATTGCAGACATTGCTTTGCGAGCATAGTCAGGGTTTTCAGTTAGTTCTGGCGCTAAATCTGACCGACCTAAAGCAGTTGCCGCAGTTCCATAAGCAGCTTTACCAAGATTTATTAAACTATTAGGTGTGTTTAACAAAAAATCAGGGACACCCGCTATCCCTTTGTTTGCCGCGTTTATGCCAACTTGCAAATTAGATGGAATTGGTTTTACTTCTTCTTTTGGTAAAGATTTTCCACCATCAACATTTGCAATTGTTTGATTGGGAAATTCTTGCGTAGCACGTTTAATTATTTCATCAGCCGTTACGGTATCAGGTGCATTTTGATAAACATGATTTGTTCCATCTCCAAAAGTAATTGTAATATTTTTTGACATTACCAATTACTCCTTCCTGGAGTGACTGTAGTATTCAATTTAATAATTGGGCTATATGGAAATTTAACACCTCTTTGAACGGCTCCTTGTACTTCATCATTATGCAATGATATTTTTTGCCTCATTGAATCTGCGTATGCGTCAAGAATTTTAGGCAAAGCGTTAGGATCGGTTCCAAGATTACCAAGAGATTCTTGCATAATAGCTTGTTGACTTTGGCTAGGTGAAGCATCCATTTTCTTTAAATTATCCATAATATTAAAGAAAATTCTAGTTCTCAAAGTTTCTGCGTCCGTTACTCCGGTTGTTGCTATATTTGTTCCTAATCTGTTGTTTAACAATTTAGCGGCGTTTAACAATGGTTCGCCTCCAGGCCCCATAAATTGTTTAGCATTAGGAATAAGTTTTTTAGCTTCTTCAATATTTGCAAGTAAAGTTGGAGCTTGTTTTAACTGGTCATACGTTGCTCTTGTACTTTTCATAAAATCTTTTTGCGCTTCTTCACTTGCAGGAAGGTAAGCGGCAACATTAGTTATATTTTTGTTTGGTTCTGGATGCGAAACTAATTTTGCAATTTGAGCATTAAATATTGCTTTACCTTGTGGGCTATTTGGATCAATACCAGCACCTGAAATAGCAGAATTTAACGCCCTTGTTTGTTCTGGAAGCTCTGGAGGTTTTTCGTAGGGCTTATTTCCTTCTCCCATTGGTCTTATTATTTCACGACCAGAAGAATCTCTAATTATTTTCACAAATGAACCATCTTTTAATTGTTGTATTTCTGCATGACCAGTTCCGAATGTTGGTTTATTTACTTCTGAAAAATCTTTTGCTAGTTGTTCTGTATAAGATTTGCCAGTTGGATCAGAAGCTAACCATACGTTCATTGGTTGACCGCCTGCTGGCCCGCCAAACAATGACGTTGCCTTAGCTAAATTTGCAGGCGTAGTAGTTGAAGCAACAGGACTTGTCGCAGCAGAAGCCATTCCTTGCATTGGTGCAGCAGGTTGATTTGCGGTAGGTGCAACGCCTAATCCACCGGCTGTTTTAAACGCGTTTATTTGTGCTTCGCGTTGTAGTTGTTGCATACCCATTGGAGCAAGGGCTGGATGCTTAAAGTATTCCATTGCGCCAGCTTGAGGATTGGGAGCAACAGCAGGCGTAGCAGCCACAACAGGCATTGGATAGCCTTCATCATCAACCCGCGTAACTGGTTGTTGTTCTGCAACAGCAGGTTTACCTGCCGTTAATTCCGCAGATCGTCCGAGCGTTGATATAAGGTCGGATTGATATTTATCACCCAACGCCTTTTCTTCCTCCAGCCCCTTTTTCTGCATCATCATGCCGGTAAAACCTTGCAGCATTTTAGCAAGCCCTGCCGTAACCGGAGTGCGAGCCTCTATGCCGTTATAACTAAACCGTTCGTTAGGCTGCATAGATTGCGCTTGGAGCATTTCAGCCATCTTCTGCTGTTGCTGAATACGCCGCTGCTCCGTCTGGTACGGACTCGGGACGTTAAAATCAACCGTAGTATTTGCCATGATTTATCCCGGAGAGTAACCGCTGTTTAAGTAATCCGCATTGCCAACGGGGGAGGTTTGCCCTTCAAATACCGGCGCTTGCGAAAACGGGTTTTTCTTTTTCATCATATTAACCATGTCCATTAACCCCATACCGCTTGCAGGAGTTCCTGGCATCTTAAAAGTATCTTGCGGCATTTGTTCAGGATTTTGCAGCAGAGCAGCCAATGCCATGCGCTTTTCGTCAGGGTTAAAGTTGTGGTATTGGTTCATGCGAAACCAAACATTTTAGGATTATAAGCAGCAGCCCCAAAACCAGCTCCGGCAAGACCATACAACCCCGCATTTTGTGCGTTTGCGTTAGCAGATTGAATACCGTAGTTTTGCATTGCGTTTTGCCCTTGCGCCATAGCGCCTTGCATAACGGGAGCCGGTGCGACTGATTGCCCTTGATAACCTTGAAACTGCGGCATCTGAATCTGACTGCCAGACATCAGGCCGGTTATTTCGTTCAAAGGTTGTTGGCGCAAAGCAAGTTGCCGTTGCAGTTCGGCTTGTTGCGCTGCGTTCTGCGCCCCCATTTGCTGCGTTGCTTGTCCAAAACCTTGCGCTTGTGCGCCTATGTCAAGATTAAGACCCTGCAAAGCGGCTTGTGAAAGCATATCGTTTTTCTGCTGGTTCACGTCCAGCATTGCATTCTGGTACGCTTCGCCTCCAGGCACTAAACCCTGATTTGCAAGCCTAGTCCTCGTCTGCGCGTCCATCCGTTGTATCTGCGGCTCCAATCGCGCCATAATCGCAGCTTGTCCCGTAGTGCCAGCATTGACCGGCATCCGCGCAACATTGGACAAATCCATCTGCGTTTGCAGAGGCCCGCCAGTAGGAGCAAAAGCAGTACCGAGAACACCGCTTGCAGTAGCCGCGCCACGCTCGCCAAGGTTAGCCAATGCCCCTTGAACGCGTTGCTGCGCTTCTAGTGTTGATTGCGCGGTAGGGGTAAGGTTCTGGGTTACGGTAGGCTGGTCGCCGTTCCAACTCACCGTTTGACCGCCAAGAGGCCCAACGATATTGGGGTTATTCATGCGACCGGCAACGCGAGCAGCTTCTACGTTAGCTGCGCCTTGTGCTACCGCTGCACCAGCATAATCAGGTGCTGGTGGTGGCGAGGGTGCGTCTTTACCCATTGCTATCTCCTAAGTCGTGAAGCATATCGTTCTCCGATATACCGGCAGTTTTTATGTGCCAGCGTCAAAAATACAATGTCACCATCCGGGCGACCGTCTTTAATTCTAGCTTCCTCTGCAAAGCCCATTTTCTTCACCAATCGAAGGCTTTCTTCATTCTCGCTTCCCACCGGCACTATAATCTTTTCAACTTGACAAGTATTAAACGGGTAATCAAATATCGCCGCCAAATACTCAGGGGTTAAACGCCCCTCTATCGCTATGTGACACCAAATGCTTTTATGGTTCCAGTTCTCATAAATGACACCAGCAACCAGCTCTCCATCCCGTTCTAATCCTATCGCTTCTGAGCGTCCTTCAAAGTAACCGCCCCTAATCCTTTTTGCTACCCATTGGCCCACTTCGGAGCCTTTGGCTATATTCCAGCCCATCCGGTCTGATACACAACGTCAGTTGCCGCCCACTCCAATTGGATACCTGAACTGCTGCTTTTAAGTTGTATGCCGCCGCAGTAGCCTAATCCTGTTATGCCCTGCCAGTTGTTTGTGATCTGTAGCCCCGCACCCCACAAAGCAGTATCCCAAACGCCTGTATCCCATAGACCAACAGTCGTAGGACTAAATGACAAACTGGCAGTCTGATCTGCCACGTTAAAGTCTACGTTCATGCCAACAAATACAGCAGGAGCGCCGTCAGTAAAGATGCTTGGTCGTGCGCGGGTAAAGTATTTCTTAACGCCGCGGCTCTCGTAGTAATTAAAGGCTTGCAATACGTTTGTTTGGATGTTGCTTGTGCCATCTACATAGGTAGAATCCCACGCCTTACAAACAACGCCATTGCCGCCAAAATAGGGATTGTCGTTGAAAGTTTCCCAACAATTAGCATTCCAGCCTGTAAAGTTGCACCAGCTTTTAGTAATGTTGTTCATCACCCATTGTTCTTGCTGGCCTTCCGCAACGGGTACGTTTATCCACAAGGCGTTATTTTTGGACGAATAGAGTAATTCCCACCCAAAATTAGAACCGTAATTGGTTGTTGCGGCTGTAATCGCGCCCTGTATCTTATTACTCAAAGCTACGCGAGGATCAAGCCTGGAGCTTTGCAAAGCCGAAGCTAAAGGCAAAAGACCGTCTAAAGTAATTATTAGCAGGTCACCGGAATACTTCAACATACAGCGGTTGCCAACTGGAGCGCCTAGCTTCCACACGCCAGCCAGCGCCCAGGTTGCATCGCTTGAAGGGTCTGTGCCGCGCCAAACTATGACCTCGCCGTTAGAGGTAACAAACACTAGGTTGTCATCAGCGCCATAACCCGCATCTAGCGTCCAAGTATCGAGATCAACCAAAGAGCCGCCGTACTTAGCTATCTGACTCATATCTAAGACCTGCGCCGCGCCGCCAACCGCACCTGTCGGCAGATACCACGCCTTTAGCGTGTCTTTCTGGATAAACCACACACGGTTTTTAAACAGCGAGATATTGCTTAAAGTCGTTGTCGTAACGCCGGTGATAGCTATGGTTGAAATGCCTGTGATACTTGCCCATGTTGAATTGTTGTAAAGCAACGGAGCATCTACCCCATTAACGCAGTACAGATAGCTTCCAGCGGCGGTGGTGACGTTTATATGCTCCCACTTGGCGTTAGATAGCCCCGTCTTAACAGCGGCTCCTACAGCGCCCTGTGTCGTTACGTCATATATAGAACCGCCAGCCCAAGCAAACAACTTTTCAACCGTTCCTGTTGAGTAATTGACCAGCGTCTGCACTTGCCCGGATATACCCGTAACCCAATTAACAAACCCGCCGCGCAATACAATATTGCTTACAGACGGGAAGAAATTAGTTAGCTGAACCGCATCCATCGGCTCCATGTTGGCAATGGAATCGCGTGCATTCCAACCGCCAACGGGAGAAGGAATAGAGGCAACCCTTGCTGCTGTACGCTGGACGAGAGGACGCGCCACTAGTTTGCCCCGTAACCAGAATCAGGAATGTTATCGTACCCAATTAGCACAGTTCCCGGACGCGGTGCAAAACTCAAGTTTGCCGAGGACATATCAAGCGCCATAGCTGCTTCCAACTCGCTAGAATAGTTCCGGTACATTGCGGTCGTATCAAAACCTTTGCCCTCAAAGTATTTTAGCTTTGTGAACAGCACCATTAGGCGCGAAGGGTAAATGCAGGTGTCGGTATCTGCCGTAAAGCTAGTCTTTACAGTACCTGTGGAGCTTGCCGCCCATCCATTAGAACGGTACTCGTAGCCTAGAAGTTCAGCGTTAGAAAAGCCAGGCCATATCTGGAAATACGAACCAAGCAAACGCCAGCGGACGCGAGGGCCGGTAGAGATATAACCCGACAATAGCCATTCCCATTGCTGCGCGTCCTCTGGCCCTAGCATTTCCCAATGCTTGCTCTTGTCCCACATAGTACGAGGCACAAGGCTTTCGTAATCGCTAGGTAGGTCGTACTTCATTTTTTGAAAGTAAGCCGCAGCAGCAGTACCAGCCGCCGCGAAGTCTTGATTTACCGTAACTTGGGTGGAGGAATCAACCGAGCTTATAAACGTGTTTTGGTTGATGCCTGTGCCGGTCACCATGTACGTTGTATCAAGTCCAGCGGTCGTAGGTATGCCGGTAATCGTCCTTGCCGCCGTTGTCCATGTCCCAGTTGTTGTCAGGAACTCGGTGCTAAACAACTTCTGTTTAGTCATCTCGCGCCAGTCAAACTTACGCAGCAGCTCGTAACCGCAGGCATTCATCAAAGCAAGAATTTGAATCACGTCCTGATTCGTGTTGCCTACTACCGAAGTAGGAGTAGAAACTCCCAACTCGTTTGTTACTTGCTGCACCAACTGGAGCATGGTACTCGACATAATTACGCCTCTTTTTTAGGTCTGCCTGCCTTACGTTTTTCGCTCAACAGTTCTGCCATTTGTGCCTTCAATTCGTCCAACTCGTTTCTAGTCTTTGCCAGTTCCGTAGAGCTTTCCGTTTGATTCTTACTAAGCAGGTAAGCCCTTGCTCTATCCCGCAAGCCCGTCCCGCCCATTCCAACCCTTTGCAATTGCCCGTCAGATGCGGTAGCAACCTGCTCTACGGTCTGAAACTTAAGAATCTGCAATTCAGCCATTTGGTAATCGGTGAACTCCTCCGGCTGGTCTTTATTCCAGTCTGGAAGGCTTGTACCTATCACTAGACCAGTATCAGATTTCATCTGGAAGTGCAGCCATTGACGCGGAAACCTAGCCTTATGATCTTCACGTACAGGTTGATCTATCACATTGGTTTTATCGCCAGGAACAATGATTCGCACAAAAGGCCGGTCTTTGTACGGTTCTTTTTCATAGTTATAAAACTCAACGTGCAAGTGCTGATCTCCATTACCAACGTCGCTGTCTAGCATTTTCTTCTCCTGTGGGGATTAGGTTCGTGTACCGCTTAAGCTGTACCACTTTGTTGCAGATACCGCAAAAAATATGCTGCTGTAATTACTTGCAATTGAGGCCGACGTGGTTTGATTGATCGTCGATCCTGTGTCATACGGATAAACCTTGATCGTGTTAGCGCCGGAATTGGCAATAAATATTGTTTCTCCCATTTGTGTAGGAGGAAGCAATACGCCAGTCCCAGAAGCGGCGGTGTCAACAGAGTTATAAATCCGCGTCAATTGCAACGCATCAGCCCTTGTCGAACCCACCGCAGTCAACCCGTCAACACCATCGCCGCAAATAGCAACAGTCATCAGGGGAGTTGCCCCTGCGCCCATTACCCTTGACGGAATAGTCATTACGCAGTCAGAACAGATGCCCAAGTTGTTGCGCTAGTGGCAAACAAAATGACTGTTTTTGCCGTTGCTACAGTCAATGTTGACGCACCCGCGTTGATCGTTGAACCAGATTTTGGATAAATGGTAACGGTCTGACCGGAATCGTTACGGATGCCAATCATTGCGCCCACTTCGGTCGGAGGCAAAATAACGCCGGTGGATGCCGAGCTGGTGGTAATCGTGTTCCAAACCGCCGACAGTTGCAACGCATCGGCAATAGTAGAACCAACGGCAACAAGCGCGGTTGCGCCATCGCCACAAATGCTTGTAGTCGAAAGCGGGGAGTTACCAGAAGCCAAAACTCGTGAAGGAATAGCCATTTTTTAAATCCTTTGTGTTAATGGAAAAGTCATGGCTTTCGCCATTGCGTGTAACAAGCCGGGGCCACAAACTTCTATTACTACATCTTCCTCCACGAATTCTCGCGCAAGGTTTTGGAAGTCTTTTACTTGCTGGCACATCCACGGAGCCGCTTGGAACTTTTGCTCGTGAATTGTAGCCGTTATTATATTCTCACCATCGTTACTTTCTTGCTTGTAAACGTGGTGTTTATCGTCGGAGTAACTACTGTCCATGCCAAACAGGTAAATTCTGCGATAACCCTTTAGCTTGGCAAGAATCATTGCCAACATACCGACCGTAGTAAAACCGCCCATAAGATGCACAGGACGGTCTTTTTCGCTCTCTAGGTACTCGTAGACACCTTCAGTCTGAACGTGGACTAGATCGACGTTAAAGCCTTCTAGCGCATCAAATATGCAAGGGTCGCATTGCGAGGCGATGTAGAACTGGGTTTCCTTACGCGGATGCTGCAAAAACCTGACGTTTTCAGGTCTGGCATCCAACATTACATGACCGTCTGGGACTATGCCGCGCTCTATCAACCAGTCATAAGTGCCGTTCATTGACCAGACTTTAGCGCCATTCTGATACCGCGCTTTTAGCTGCGGAAAGGACTCATCAAGACTAGGCGCACCGCCAACAATACAAATACTTTCTTCGTTTGACTCCGTATCAAAATCAAACCAAGAAAGCTGCCTTTTGCAAGACAGCTCCACATTCCCAAGCATTACGCCTGGGGATGTGTTTCCTACAACATCTAATACTGCTTCGACCATTAGGTGATCTGGCCTTGCAGGTGCGGACGGTTAATCGTTACCGTAACCGTCGAAACGGTCGAGGCAATCGTAGCCAAGTTAGCCGAGCGAGCGCCAAGAATCTGGAGACCCGCAGAAGCAAGAACTTTGACCCGACCAGCAGTACCGGACAAAAACAAGGTAACTTGCGGCGTAACGGCAACTGCCGTTTTCTTGATCACCGCATTGCCGTCGATTTGATACCAGCCGAACGTGCCAGCCAGATTAGCCGACATAGCGACTGCTACGGGGCAAGCCTGATTACCAGTATTCGGGACAAGTACCGTTTGGTAGGTCGTTGAGTTATAAGAAACCAACGAACCGACCACCGTCGAAGCAACGCCAACCAGCAGGATAAACTCACCCTCGCCATAGGTCGGATCGTCAGCACGCACGATCTTACCGAGGACGTTTGGAGGCGTAGGAATGACTGAAGTCGTACCAGTCGAAACGCCACTAGGTGAAGTTACCCCGGTGTCAATGGTTGCGATCTGAAGCAGACCGGCTTGATTTTCTACAATAGTGTAAGCCATGTTTTTTCTCCTTTAGGCGATCAACACGCCGCAGAATTGCGGCCCGCTGCTCGTCAAATTACCGGCCCACCCAATAAGCTTAACAACCATTCTATTACTTTCAGCCTTGCGGCTTACTGACCATTTCTGGCGGGGAAACTTCTTCGAATCTCCCTCACTCGCTTCTTTTGTTATACGAGTGTTTAGACTATCGCATCCGTTATTCACGGTTTTCTCACTTAGTCGTTCACGCTGCACGCTTACGCTGCTTGCGCCCTGTTGCCCACTTCTGGGTTTCCAAGTCAATAAGAGAAAATTTATAGACGCCATTTGCAAGCTTAATGCAAAGTAGGTTTAGCGTCTTGGTTGACAGCCTGACGCTCGCCGCCAATCGGAACAAAGTTACGGTCTGCGTGCGGCCTGAACATCATGTACTTGGTGTTCAGAAACCACATATGGCTAGCAGTAGCCGCCGAACCGATACCACCGTCCAGCACCACGTCAGAAGCCATACCCGCGCCATAGTATTTCAGCGAGGCAAAACCAGCACCGGCAGTTGAATTGCCGCTGTCAGAAATGCGTTGAATTGACTGCAAGGACTGAAGGTACAGACGATAGAAAATATTGTCTGCAACGATCAGATCAGGCTTATCGGTTCCGCGAATCAACTGAACAGCAAGCGAATCCATGTATTGCTGGATGTTGGAAGCAGTAACAGCAGCACCACCGTTCGTCACGCCCGAATAAGCTACGGACTGCCAGAACGTATAGGTCGCGCGGTTAATACCACCATAGGTTCCAGAGGTAGGCGCATCAGGAACGGCAGCGCCGAGGCCCGTGATGTTCTTTCCGCTGTTGCCGGTTCCGTCCAGATAAATATCCGATCCAATACGGTTAGCTAGTTGCGCTTCAGCCACATTCATACGACCGTCCAGCAGGTCAATAATGGCCTCTTTGCCGCTGTTCTGGATCATTTCCAGACCGCTAATCGAAACAGCCGAAGCGTACTGGGTGATACCAAACTGCGCCGCCGAGATGGGGCTGTTTTGCGACACGTTCAAAACTTCATAGCCACTATAGCTGTTAGTGTTATTGGTCGTGCTGTCATTGTACATAATCTCTTGCAGGATTACGTTACCGCCGGAGAACGTCTTGACGTTTCCACGTTCCTTTAGGCGGCGCAAGAGCGCGTTGTTATTTGTCCTATCGTTATGTTTCGGCTCTTTATCCGAAACCTGCACATTCCTTTTATGTGCAGAGCAGACTATCTCATCGCAAGTTTTTCGCTTGCTTGGTGGCACTAATCTTTGCGCCATGACCTTTCGGCTTTCCAAGCTGCGCCAATCTACGTTTCAAGTTGCTTTCAGGTGATTGCGTAAAAGTTCCCGCCCTCGCCTTTGTCGCTAATCGTCCTCTGGCAATAGCATAAGGCGTTGGTTGAAACGAAACTTCATTTTCGTTTAGCAACAAGCCTTGCGCCCTGTAATGCTTCATCCAAGACAACTCGCGCTCACGCTTCTCAATCACCGAAACTTCTGCTGGCATCGTTTCAAGCACCCGCATCTGAAACTGTCCAGCGTGATCGTTCCACGCTTCTTGCAACTTTGTAGAGCTATGCTTTCCCGTTTTCAGCAAACTTCTATGCTCTCGCATTCGCTTGCCAGGCTTACCTGCTGTGCAACCTATGTAAGCCGCGCCGGTACTTGCATCTTCTAATCCGTATATTGTCACCATTTGGGATACCCCTCTGTGGTTGATACTTACGCTTCGCGCTCGTGGGACTCAGCTTCCGCTTTGTCCTAGTCGTTACACCTTCAGCAACCTTTTAACTTTGCCGCTTGGCTCGGTGTTGGCATCGCAGCTTTTCACCGAATTCACGAAGTTTTTTAACGTCTAATTTAAACGTTGTCTGCCAGCTCACCGGAGCGACTTTGAATGTTGGTCGCAATGATGTCACTAACAGAACTATTGGCAAATGCCATGATTTAGCTCCTTAAAAGTGAATTAAAGCCGGTCACTCATGCTCTCAAACTGCTCAGCAAGTAATGCCCGACGATCTTGCGCTTTGGATTGGGTCGCTGCTCCGGGTGTGGAACCTCGCACACTCACCGCTGCCGCCTTTGCAGCTTTCGCTGCCCTATCGGCTACAGTTCTTTTCGCCGCGTCTGCCGTAGCTTGTTGGCTTTGGTGGACGGTTTCAAAAAGACCTGCATCAAGGCGTATAGCTTTCTCATAAGCATCTTGCAAATCGGTCGCCACGCCACTCTGTAGGAGTTGGATCATGACAGGCCGCGCTTCTTCAAAATGCTCTGCTTTTTGGGAGAATTGATTTATTTCTCCCAATAAAACCTGATTCTGTTGTTGTTCCTGCTGCTGCTTCCAGTTTTGTACCTCGCCACGAACCGAATTAAGCTCGTTTTGAAGTGCATAAAACTGCGGATCAACAGGGGCTTGTTGTTGCAAGCCGCCTACATCGTTTAAATTTATACCATAACTCTGAGCGAGTCTAGCGAAATATTGCTGCTTTTCATGGGGTTGGCTAGTCCGTAGGATATGGTCAGCCTCCATCAGAGCCTTGACCGCTTTTGGCGCATCAATCCCCAGGCCGGTGATCGTCTGCATATACGGCGCGATGACCTCTTGCATCTGGTCGGCGTACTGCGCTTTAGACTTTAGCGGCTCAATGCCTGCTTTCATCTGTTCTTCGCGCTGGAAAGCGTATTCTTTGAGCCTATCGTCAGCACCCTGCCAGACTTCGTGATAATCCTTTTTCCAGCTTGCGGGGGGACGCTTCCAGACTGGTTCTTCAACCGCTTCTATTTCTGCTGGAACCGCTTCAGGAGCGGGTTTCGCATACTTACCCGTATCGTCGCGTGCGCGTGCGGGTTCAGGAGCCGCATCTACTTCGTCAAACTGTTGTGCAAGCAAATCACGCCTTGCATCTGCATTCTCTACCGGAACAATCTCATTTAGGTCTGCCATTTTCTTACTCCCTGTGGGGGTTAGTGAAACGAATATCGTCGCGCAACTTGTTAAGTATTTTGTTTGCTTGCGAATGCGTCATGTTTGACAACTGAGCTTTTAATACTTCTTTGCGAGTGTCTTTGACGGGTATAGGCTTGCTCTCCATACGTTCATTCCCAACCTCAAAGCAGTTATGCTCCCGCAGGTGTTCACGGTGCTTGCTGCGGCTGGTAATCATGCTGCCATCAACCATAGACTGATACGGCTGGATGTCAGGCATAACATAGTGGTGATCTGGCGTGTAATCACCCTTTTCTATCGCAACGCCATCAACGTAAATCCAGCTTTTTCTCATAGCAGGGCCAATACATCCTCGTCATCAAGTTCAATGTGCAATTCCCATATCCGTTGCACTCTGTCCAAATCCTCTAGCATCCGGTCGTAATCTATTGCTGGCAAAGTAGCTGCTCTGGTTTCCATAAACGGCGCGGCTATTTCCTCCGCAACGTCTGGCCTACCCTCTACAATCTTTTCAAACGCATAAACAATCTCGGCCTTACGCCGTGCTTTATCTGCAATTTCCTTTGCAAATTTCTTTTTAAGGTAATCGCCGTCATGGGTGTCAACCTCAACAAGGGGCGTTACATAGTCCCAGGTTGCATCATTCCAAGTGCCGGTGTCCCAACCTCCATTCATTGCACAACTTCAACGCCAATAGCTTTACCGTCAGGGCCGCGAATAATCCGCTTTTTAGCGGTTGCAGCCGACATAACATTGTCCATTTTCTCCATTGTTGCGTTTTGCATATCGTTCATGTTTTGGTGCATTGCTGCTATAGTTTGCAAAGCGTTTTGGACATTATCGCCAAGCTCCGAGGCTATACGGTCACTTGCTGCTGTAGCTGCCTCAACCAAAGGCACATCCACGCCCGGATTTGCACCGATCCGCGCAACCAATACCTTAGTCGCAGCCTCCAGCTCTGCTTTCCAACGGTTAAACTCGTCCTCTGCCGCTGCGGTCTGCGCCTTCATCGCCATTTCGTGCTGCATTTTCTGATCTTCGATTTGAGCTTGCATTTGCGCCAGTTGCATCTCGGCTTGAATCTTGGACTGGTGCATTTGCCCATCGAGCTGCGCCTTCATCTGCGCGGCTTGAGCGTCTGCCTGCATCCGCATCTGGTCGGATTGCGCCGTGGCTTGCATTTTGGCCTGCTCTAGCTGTTGTTGAGCCTGGAGCTTCATCATTTCGGGGTCGGGGCGCTGTTGCGGGTTCTGCTGGCTTGCAGCGGCTTTTTGCTTAATCTGCTCCAGCGCCACGTCTAGCGTGCCTTCTATTGCTTTGGCTTGCTTGAACCCGCCAACGCCAAACTTCATTAACTCCACAAGCATGGGCACAAGCTCTGGCGATTGCTGGCCTACAGGTAAAGCCTCCCGCATGAAAGAACCAAACGCGGTCAGAAACTCCACGCGATCTTTCTTGTTTTGCTGCTGGTCAAGTTGAACAAGCGAATCCGCATCCACCTCAATCCTAAAGTTTCGCAACGGACTATCTTGCAGCAGCATCAAGGCTTGCGGCACTAGAGCTTGATCTGCCTCACTCATCTGCTCAGCCGCGGCGTATTGAAGGATGGTTTTGGGTTGAAACTTAGAGCAAATTACCTGCGCTTTTAGCCTGATAAGCTCGGAAGCAAATAGAGCTACTTCCTCCTGCATACTACGGAGCCTTAGACCGGCATACTGGCCTTTGATCTGCTGCGCGGTAGCGGTTTCGGAAGCGGCAGTCTGGCCTCGAATAATGTCCGATATGCCGGTAATCTCGTAAATCTGCCCTTTAATATCTTCTCGCGCTCGATAGCATTGGAGCAAGGCGTTTGACAGCACATCAAGCGGCAATAGGTCAATGCTGCCCTTCAGACCGCCCTTCTCCGAAAATGCCATCCACTTATCAACAGGGATCAGCGCGTTGTTCTCGCCCTCTGTCAAAAGCCGTTGCAAGCTAGGCTGGCTGGCGTCATACACACCCCGAACCCGGAGAGCCTTTACCAGCCCGTCAATGCGGTCGGAAAGGATGTCTAATTCATTTGCTTGGTCTTGGTACAGGATGAAGTCAGGAACCGGAACTAAGGTGTCCGAGGTCATCGTTGCGTACAAAGGTGTGGCGCAAGGGAAGAAACCTTCTAACTCTAGCGGATCGTCGCGCTCATCAATTAAGGTAGGATTGTTCTTGGACAGCCAGTAGACCTTGCCGGTTTCCTTGTCCCAAAGCTCACATATCTTGGCGCGGGTGCGCTCTTTTGTAGACTGCCCGTAATTGGTAAGCGTTTCTGGGCCAGAATCCAGCGCAATAGTCTTAGCGGTTTTCTCGCCAAATCGCTCAATTAGAGCTTCGCGGCTCATGTACACCCAACGCCAGACGCACGTTACTTCTTCCCAAGTGCGAGCGACAGAATGCCCAAAATCCTTCCAATGAACGTAGTCGGTAGGGGCGCATTCGTACTCAATTTCTTCTTGAGGTTCGGTTTCGCTCGCGGTGTAATCCTCTCCTTCAGGGGCAGGCGCACCCTCTGGGGTTTGACCTTCGGCTCGCTCATTTTCAACGTCCTCCGTAACCTGCAAACCATCCTCAGGAATGTCCTGCTGCCGAACGTGCGGTTCGTACCGTACCCAAGCAACGCCACGACCACCGAGGAACCTATCCTCGACCGCGTGTTTCATCGTTGCCCGAAAGTCAGGGTAATGCTCAATCTCAAAGTCTAAGGCGCGTTCAATAAGCTGCCCTGCCACCCGTCCTACTTGGTCATTGTCGCCAAACCGCCGTTCAGCCACCGCTTTAGGGAGCTTGGCATAAACCGCGGGGATAAGCGTCTGGACGTTAGACCAAAGGATATTAAACTTCGCGGTTTCGTTCGTGTGCTGGCTGCGGTTATCGTCGCGGTAACGCTTAACAATCTTAGTTGTACGCGCTTCCCACTTCTTAAACTCGTTGTCATAGCTTGAAATGACGTTAAGCCATTTCTGTACACCGGTGCTGGTCGGTTCCATTACTTTTCCTGTGCGAGTAGGTCAGGCGCGGCAACGCCGAGGGCTGCTGCTAATGCGGCATTTCTGCGAAACGGATCAAAGACGGCAAATTTAGAACGAACTTGCTCTGGGTTAAACATAACTCCAACATCTATCAACTTTGATGCCCCTGCACCGGGATCAAAAGTGTTTTTTAAAATCAATGCATCGTTTTTGTTTGCTAATGCTTTATCTACCAAGTCTGAGTAAGTTTGTTCTCTGTATGCGTTGCCGCCAAAATCATGCACTAATGGATTTTTGTATGACAAAGCAACAGGCATTACATTGCCGCCTTCTTGAGTGTGTTCGGCTAACCGTCTTTCATTTAAAACAGATTGATATTTGTCTATTTGTTGCAATGCAGGTTTAGCGGATTTTTTACCAACCATGCTTGTTAATTGGTTTTTTGCATTGTTAAATTGTGCATCGTTATAAAAATTGTACCAACCACTAGGAAACAATTGTTTGTATTTTTCATCTAGCAATACCGATTCTGCTTGCGGTAAAGTTTTGTTAAATACAGTCTTTTGTATTGAATCAAGCATTGCATCCCTTGCGTCACCATGTTTAGCGGTTAAGGATTGCAAATAATTCATTCGGTTAATTTCTGCATCTTCAGCAATTTGTGATTGTTTTTCGTATTCGTTCCAATCTTTTCTTTTTTCTGCTGACTTTGCTTTGCGCGTTGCTTCTCTGTATTCCCGTGATCCACCAATCTGAGCATAACCTGATGCGGTTTCTGCACCATGTCCTTGCATAGATACTGCGTTCAGTTTGGCAATTTCTTCATCAGATATGCCTAATTTTTTGAGCATATCAATAAATGATTCATCTGTTGTCCTTTGCATCATTGCCGCTGGTGGATTTTGCGGATCGCGTGCAAAAAAGAATCCTTTTTTAGCACTAGCCGCACCTGTAGCTTCTCCAAGCAAATCAGGTCTGAAGTTTGTAATATCTCCGGTAGAACCGTGATACCAACCATGCTCAAACCCTTGCTGCAATGATCTTTCTAATGGATTAACAGATTGCTCCTTTTCTACCGCACGTTGCGCAGCTAAACGCAATGCTTCTTCTTGTGGAGCAACATTTAACGTCATGCCTGTTCTGCCCATGTAATTCTCAAGCCCACGCGCTAATTCTGGCCCTGCATACCGTCCAGCAGCCATTACCGCGCCCTTAGCCAACGGTGCAAACGGCAAAGCGCCAGCCAATATATCAGCGCCAATCAGGAAGTTTTCTGTTTCCCTAGACCTGCGCTCATAATCCCTTGAACGCGGATCCATTACCGAAGTAGGGGGAGCCATGTTTGCCCTGCCCTTTCTACCCTGTTCGGCAATGTTTTGGTTCATGGTTACCGGCCCTTCCATGTCCTGCTGGTAACGTAAAGCAGCGGCAAGTCGGTTAGCGTCAGCCATTATTTATTCCGCGCCGAAATAGCACGCGCCTTTGCCTGTGCGTCCTCTTTGCTACTAGCACCCCATGCCTTTAGAGCAAGCGCCAGACGGGTAGGATCGCCATTAGGTTTCTGCATTGGCCCCGGCATATTGCCCATCCTCGCAAGAAATGATGCTCTGCGCGGGTTATCGCCCGCTTTTACCGGTGCTTTAAGCGTCCCGCCGGTTTCAGCCTTATAACTAGCGCGACCAGCCGCATTTAGCCCTCCCGCAGGGTTCTTACCTTCTTTTCGTGTCCAGGCTGCGCTCATCGTGTGAATATAACGTCCCTGTTAACTCGGTCAGCTATCTTGTAACCCATAAACTTTAACCAAGTGATTGTGTTCTCATCGGTATACCCATATCGCTCGCCCAAACCTTTAAGCTCTAGCGTAATAACAGGCCAGCCTGCCTCAATCGTGGCAATTGCGCCTAGCAACGCCTCATGCTCCGACCCTTCGACATCGAGCTGGAGGAAGTCGCAATCAACCACGCCCAGGCTATCAATCGGGATAATCGCAAACTCGTTACCCTGCTTGATTTGATGAGCGCCGATGTTGTCAGGATAAACCCTATCTATAGCCGCCCTGCCATGTACCCGTCCAAAGGCTGCGCGTCTGCTTACAATATTCCTTGCGTTGCAGGTGTTAGCTTCCAACGCCTCGTAGTTATCCACATCCGGCTCGACCGTATAGACAGTTTTGAACTTCTGCGACAACGCCAGCGGATAAACGCCTACGTTCCCGCCAGCCTGTATAACTGTGCGGAAGTCCTTGCACAAATCCAAACTAAAACCTAGATCACCCACTTCATCAAGCGCCGCAGCTAGGCAATGCTCGTCGGCCTCTGGAACAAAATACCCTTTATACGCACGCATACTGAACCCTTGTCTGCTCCCACGGCCGAGGTTTCCCGTGAAACACAATCACCTTATCCCGCGCTCTTACGCCATGTTCCAGCACGTCAGCCTTGAAGCTGCACACACCGTCCGTAATGTCTTGCCAATAAGTAACGGGTTCGTTCCGGAGTGCGTGTTCAAGGTAGATTTGGTCACCTCCTTCGCAGTACCGTTCGCCAGTCTTAAACTCATCGTATAGGAACTCATGCGGCTTTGACCACCACATCAAGCTGCTTTGCATTGCCAACGGGTTACGCTTGCCTCTGTATATGTCGCGCATAATCACAAAGTCATGCGGTCTTGCTGCTTCTAGCATCTCGCTGCAATCGCCCACCAGAACCGTGTCCAAATCCATGTACAACGCGCTTGGCAGCCTGAACAACTCTAGCTTTGACCACCAGCCCTCCCACCCGTGAATCAGCGGGATAGTGGCGCAATCTAACGTCATATCGGTCAGGCAAACAAAATCCTCGTTCGGCAAGTATTTAGCGCACATTTCTTGCAGCGCATAAACATGAGCCGGTTTGAAGTCACCACCTGACTTTAGGACGCAAGCAATCACTTCTTAGCAGGCTTTGCAGTCTTTGCCGACTCACGGAAGGCTTCAGCAGTTGGTGCGCCGGGGGTTCCAGGCTTACGCATCTTCTCGTTAGAACCTTGTTTTATGCGTTCCTGTTTTGCAAGGATATTTGCATAAAGTCCGGGCTTGTTCATACGCTGAATATGCCAATTGCCATTACTTCAACCCCTGCGCCGGTCGTGATCTTCCACGCACCGTCTTGGCTAACCGCGTTCAGCTCGACGTTGTAGACGTTCACGCCCGTACCTGCAAGCGCAGGGAGGATGGTATGCGTCAGAATGCCCGTTCCCGACCCGTCCACAATGACCACGTTGCCAGTAGCAGAGGTGCTGACAGTACAAACGATGCGATGCAGATAGTCGCCTTTTGCGCCTGCCGTACCTAAAACCTGTGCGGTTGCGCTCGCTGCGACGTGCTCATAAGAATACCTATACGGATAACTAACGCCACTCATAATCGTTTCCTTTTGTTAAATTGTTGATGCGTTGCCCACATATCGTCCAAAGTGACCTCGTTGCCGGGGCCAACTATAAGAGGCTTTACCCTATCCGGTGGCTTAACTGCTGGTTCCTGCCGCCAGACTATAGCTAGCATCCGCATGGCATCGGCTGGATGGCTGCACCAGTCGTGGCGAGGCGTCTGCCTGAAAGCCTTTTTGTCTTCGTCATACTCCCGTTGATACTGGCGTAACGCTTCCATGCCTTCATCGCAGCGCTCAGCGTCAAACCATGTATTAGGCAGCATCTGGCGCACCGCTTGTATGCCGTCCTGCACGCTTAAATCAGGAACAATCGCAAGGTTGTTGATACCCAGATACTCAGCCATTTGCTCAATTATCGACTTGCCTTGCGCCGCTAGAGTCTTGGCGCGAGCGTCATGCGGTAAGTAATGTTTGCCGTAATTGTAAGGTTTGCTTGTAACGGTAGAGCATATCTCGGCTATGTTAGCGCCCGATACCGCGTGGTAATCAATGACGTGTATTTCGCCACGAATGACCTGATAGAACCAGATAGCCGTATCGTCCCTATAACCGAGGTCAAACGCCGTATTTACCTTAACTTCAGGCTGGTAGTCCACGCGGCATATTCTGCCCTGCTCTGCTGCCTCGCGCATCTCAACCCCGTAGAATGCGCCGAGGATGCTGGCCTCAAAACTGCATTCATACTCTTGGTCGTATTGGTCTTTGGAAAGCTGCGCCCTTGCTGCGGATAACTCGCCATCAGGAAGCAATCCAGACTTGCTTGCTGGCAGCTCCAATAAAAACCATTCATCCCTAAGCCTCGCCGCGGTCTGCTTTATGTCCCAAAACTGGTTTTTACCCTTTGGAGTGCCACCAAACACCGCCCACCCCTGCCGGTCTGAAAGTGAAGGACGAATGACGTTACCCCAAACGCTAGGCTTAAAGTCACCGTACTCATCCATAAAGATACCGTCAAAGCCCAAACCACGCATGGCATCTGCGTTATCGGCTCCAAATAGCCTTACCTTTGACCCGTTAATCATATCCACGGTCAACTCTGACTCATTGGTGCTGGCTGCCGCAGTAGCCGAGAAGTGCTTGAGGTAGTCCCACGCCACGGATTTAGCCTGGCTACGAAAGGGAGCTATGTAGGCAAATTGGGGCATGGGACTTTTACTTGTGACCGCTGCCCGGATAAGGTCATTTATTGCCGCCACAGTCTTTCCAGCCCGTCTATGAGCCACAAGGCATGACCACCGCTTGGTACGGTTATGGAACGGCAGGAACGCCGGACGAGGCTTATAGGGTATGACGTGGAGCGTCACTCAAGCCACCGGAAGGTATGGTCTACAGGCCCACCGTCTTTGCCCGTAGTTTCTGACCGCGCTAACTTGGGAATATGGTACTCAATAGCCTTCAGGTACAGATCAGCGGCTTTACCCGGGTCTTCAGCCGCTACCTCGTTAAGCCAGCGGGCAAAGTTACCTGCGTTGTCCTGAGCTATCAGCGCAATTGCATTACGCACGTCCACCGTAGTCTTGTTACCGACTCCGGCTTTGCGCCCGCCTGTTTTAATACCTTTTGCCATCTATTTCCGTCTGAAGTGGACGCTTACTTACATTTGTAAGTGCTTACTTACGTTCCATTTGCTGCATTGCCGCTGCCAACCGTTTACCTTTGTCAGCTTGGTTGAAGTCTTTAGCCACGCTTACAGGAACGCCAACCTTTTTTGCAAACTTGGGGTCATGTGCGGCTGCTGCCATCAATCTAGCTTGTGCGGGTGAAGTGGAAGGCATTATTTAAGATTCTTCAATCTTAACAAAAGCGCATTGTTTGCTTCTATTTGCGCTATCAATTGAGGTGTTCTAGCGCGCATTGTGTTTCTAATTATTTCTTGTAAAGTTAAGTTAATTTCACCGGAAATGTTTGGCGCAATTGATTCCAAAGCATTTGATATTGCTTTCCACGGCAACGCTGAAGTTACTGGCGCGGCAATTAGGAAAGCTAAAAACCCTCTGCGGTTTGTCATTTAAGATTCTTTAACTTGTAACAGGTTGAATCAAGCAATTCTGCTATCTCGTCAATGATGTTTTGCAGCTGAGTGTCTTCTGGCAACACCTTACGAATCTTATCTACAAAGTCTTTGAGCTGCTCAATGTACTCCACCGGCTTCTTAGCTATGTGGTAATCAGAAGGATAGTTAGCGATTACTTCATACCGGCCTTGATAGGCTTCTGCCCACCGATCTGTCAGGTCAATAATGTTTTCGTAATACCGCTGCAACGCCTTATGCTCGGAATAGCTCTTGGTTTGCAGGTGCATAAAATGAGCATTAGTTCCTGAATGGAACATCACGCTTACAAAAGTCGCTGCGTTCTTGCTATCCATAAAAAGCTCCGAGGGCTATAGGCGTACTGGCAGACACCAGCCCCCGGCGCGAACGTGCGCTATGCGACACGACCAGTTCATTCACCGAAGGGGGAGGACGGTGAGTTCGAGAATTATACATTTTTTAAGATTAAACTTCAATTTTTTCAATGTCAATCGGTATTTTTTGCTTCCAAAGTCGCCGATATTCAGCTTCTAGGTTTTGGTAATGCAAAGCCAAAGTACCCGCCGCAATCATTGCAGCTTGAAAATCCTTCTTGTGATCGCAATCCAACATTGCCTTATTCCTGTTGTAAAGCAAACTGGTAATCTCAGCTCTATCGGTCATACCATTCCCCTTAAATGTTTAGATTGTGCCGCCATTGTTTTAACCGTGACGATAACCCCCTCGATATCCCTTACGACTGCCCTGCAACCCAACCAGGAGGCCGCCCACGCCGTTTGTAACGGGTTCTCCTTACCTCTACCTGCCTTGATCTCAACTAGCCAAGTGATACCCCCAAGCGAAACCATGATGTCTGGAACGCCGTTGCCGAGGGCAGCTAGGGATTGGACAGAGCATCCCAACTTGCGGAATGCGTCTACTATTTCCGTTTGATTCGCGTCTACTTTGGCAGCGCGGCGCATAGTTTTTTGACCTCCTCCAGCAAGTAAAGTTCTGTCCCATAGCGTGCCTCAAACCTCCGTTGTGATTGGTCACGGCTAACCACTTCGTCATTCCTGCCAGACCTATGATGTTGTTGGCACAAAGGTAAAACAAACATCTCGCCCCGCCTGCGTCCCCCTGACAACATATGATGGATTTCGGCAGGACTATCTATCTTTAAATCTAGCTTGCAAACAATACATCCCAGATCACGGAGCTTTGCTTGCCACGCCGCTTCTGCTTTGTTCATAAGCCTTTGCCCTCCTTTTAGCGTTTATCTTTGTTTTATGCTTTTGCCGGTAACGCAGGTTTTGTTGCGCCACCAGCTTCTTATTCGCTGCTCGCCACGCTCGCATGGGCCGGTATCCTTATTCCCGCATGATGACTCGCTGCATTAAGCCACTCCAGCCACTCCGAAAACCTTTTCTTTCCATACCGGCTTGTCCTTCTGCCTAGCATCACAACCCCGCCCTCAAGCCCTGGCGCAAGTCTGGGTGCTGTTTCGCCCTCAAAGGTCGCAGTCAGTACGTCTTTCCATTCCTCGTCGTTCAGCCAGCACATAACCCCGTTTATAGGCCATTGTTTTTGTTCAGCCCATGCTCGCAAAATAGGCCATTGCAAAGCGTTTTGCCCTGCGTTTCTACGTTCCTCGCAAACTGGGCAAATCATACGGATTCCAATTCACACAACTTATTGACGTTGCCCCATTGCGTTGCCATTGCGTCTGCGATGCCTTGAAATGTTTTAGACCTTTCCATCCAGCGTGTCGGACTGGGTGGTAGATTGTGGAGCCGCTGTTCGCGTTCTGGCGGTGTTTCTGCGGCAAACATATCTCCATCAATGTGAGTAGGGATAAGGCGCGGCAAACCTTTGAGCCAAAAACAAGTTGCTTTTGTTTCCCCATGTCCAAACATCCACGGTTGCACAACTTGATCCGGCTTGCGGTAACGGCTTGATATAACGCCTATTGGGTTTTCTACTGCAATTTGTTTAACCGGCGCATTCATTAGCGCCATAAAGAATTCAATAGCATCTTCGCGGTGCTGTGCGCGATTTGGAAACCGCTTTGCAAATTCAGGCCGCATCCACTTGTTAGCAGCAACAGTTAAATATGTACAAGGCGGGTGCGCCACCATCAAATCCCACCGCCCGTTATAAGCCACCCGCAACGCGTCATCTTGCAAGTGCTGCCCCCCCCTATCGCTTGGCAGAATGTCGCAACTCCAGGCGTCATGTCCAAGCCGCGCAAAGGCATCGCGCACCGTTCCGCTAAATTCGCAAGCAACAAGTATTTTCATATAAGCATTTCTTGCTGGCCTTGCGGAATTGAATACTTTGCAACCCGTTTGCCAGACGGTACGGTAATCATCTCAACTTTTACCGGATGACCCTGTTTAATCAATTCGCCGCACCTTTGACTTAACGCATAAACCCCGTATTTACCCAAAGCATCAGCCACCGTCAGGCTTTCGCCACGCTTCATTGCCTCCAAAAGTTGCTCGCATTGCGTCATTTTTCTTCCCCCAAAAAGTTAACAACGTCCAAAGCTGTGGATAAATTTAACGACTTCAAAACGCTTGGCAATAACTTTGGTTCTGTTTTTTTAATGCCAACCAGCGTCATTGCTTTCGACTGCACACCGCAATTCTCCAAACACCTAACCCAATCCTCAACCCTGTTCATCTCTTATCCCAACACGTTCCACACATCTTTCCCTGACTTGTTTCCGTAAAGCCGCGCAGGATACCCCCGCAAACGCAACAGGACAGCTTAGGCGGGGTGAACGAAGGCTTCCCCTGCCCTACCCCTTGCTTGACCTCGAAAAGCCCACTCCAGCCGTTCTCGACGCTTTGCGTGATTATTGCGGCAATGTCTTTTCCTTCGGCTTTCCAGCGTTCAAGTTTATTTATGGCGGCGGTTTGTGCCGTTGCGGTTAGGGGTTTGCGCGATTCTTTCCGATGCTGCGTGTAGGTTTGCCAGCTTGCAGGAAGCCATGCCGGTGCTTCAGCACCTGCGGGTTTGACTTTAGGTTTTATTGGTTCTGGTTTTAGGTTCTGGTTCTGGTTCTGGTTATGGTTACTTGAAGCAAAACTCAAGTCCACTTCAAGTCCACTTAAACCACCGTTTAACGGACGTTCAATTAGCTTTGATTTTGCGCGAGATTCTGCCGAAGCCTTACCGCCCCTGGAAGCCGCTTCAAGGCGTGCGTGGTAAAACTCGATCTCTTTTTCGGCGCGCTTGTTCACCCAACCATCATCAGTTTGTACAAAAAACTCTTGTAAAACCGCATCGACTTCCGCTACCTGTTCGCGCATCCCGATCAAACGGGAAATAATTGGCGCGTCAGGTAACGGCTTTTCAGTTAGGTAATATTGGTCTAGAAGCAGCCTGTAGGCTAGATTTTCAAATAGCGACAGGTGGTGCGTATGGGCAATGTAATCGCCGATATGAAACGGGAAGTAATGCATTTTTGACTCCTCAACGAGCATTTATCTGGTCGGGTAGTCTTGGTTGAGCAAGACAGGCGCGATCAACGCCGTTCCCCGGTTGCAGCCGCTTTCGCGGTAAAAACAGTCTACGTCTTGTACACGGATGAATCAACCAATAGTTTTTGCTCTGTCAGCACCTGGAGCCGGTAAGCCTGGCCCCGCGGGACAGCTCCCTTTTTTACCCAGTAGGCCACGGCCTGCACCGAGATATTAAGAGCCTGCGCCAATTGACGCCGACCACCGAAGAAATCTACCGCTGTTTGTGTTTTCATTCTGGCAATATACCATGACAATTTATTTGTGCAACAATATTTAATCATAAATAGTTGGGCGGAATCTTTTCGCCCAGTTTTAAATATATTTGTTAAATATCGCTTGACAACCTATTTGACAAGGAATATTGTGGTTTCAGACGCACCGCCGGTGCGGTAACAGGAGATAAACATGAGCAGCCAAAACGAAGCACACGGTGACGAGGACTGGAAAAAGCCCGCCGACGAAACAGCCGTAGCCGAAGTTGTGACCGAGATTGTTGAAGATGCCAATCTTCTTGCGGAATACATCATTCCCGAACACGCGTTCATAGCGGAGGATTTGGCAGACCTGATGCAAGCGGTGGACGGTGCTTGTGTCGGAAATCCTTTGTACATTGCCAAACTGATCCGCGCCGCCAGCGACTTGCAAAAAACGCTTAAGCGTGAAGCG